CTGGTTGGCTTAATCATAAAGTTCTTGTCAATAATACAGACAATGAAAGAATAAGCATAACTTTTAATATAAAGAACAACTAACTTGTCTGATTTTAGCGTATCGAAAATAAACGAAGCATATATTAAAATAGAATGTGACAAAGGGTTAGCCCGTGAGTTGTCAGAGTATTTCACATTCTACGTTCCTAATTATCAATTTAATCCTAAATTTAAACAAAAACTTTGGGATGGTAAGATAAGACTTTTTGACCTAAGAAATCTTTCTTTATATTATGGTCTATTACCTTACGTCAAAAAATTCTGTGAAGACAGAAACTATTCATTATGTATTGATGATGATGTTGTTTTAACTAAAAACATATCATTAGTCGAAGCACGTGAATTCATTCAAACATTAAATCTTCCTTACGAAGTCAGAGATTATCAAGAGAAAGCTTTTGTTCAAGCACTAAGAAACAAAAGACTCTTGATTCTATCACCTACTGGTTCAGGTAAATCATTAATCATCTATTTGATTGTTCGTGCATTGATGCATCTTAAAAAAGGCATTTTGATTGTACCTACAACATCTTTAGTTGAACAAATGTATTCTGATTTTAAGGAATACGGATTTAATGTTGAAAAATATTGTCATAGACAGTATGCAGGTAAAGATAAACATACTGATTTGTACTTGACAATTACTACTTGGCAATCTATCTACGGTAAAGAACTTGAGTATTTTGAACAGTTTGATTTTGTGATTGGTGATGAGAGTCACTTGTTCAAAGCGCAGTCATTATCAAAAATTATGACTAGTTTAATCAATACTAAATATCGTATAGGTACTACAGGCACTTTAGACGGTACAAATACACACAAACTTGTTTTAGAAGGTTTATTTGGTCCTGTATATCAGACAACAACGACAAGAGAATTGATTGATAATAATCATCTTGCAGATTTTAAGATTAAGTGTCTGATATTAAAATATCCTAAAGATGTTTGTGCCCTTGCTTCAAAGAAAAAGTGGGATTATAAGACTGAGATGGACTATCTTGTTTCAAACGAAGCAAGAAATCAATTCATCAAGAATCTTGCTCTCTCACTAAATGGTAATACGCTTGTTTTATTTCAGTTAGTTGAAAAACACGGTAAATACTTACATGATATTATCAAAGAAGGTGGTAAAAACAGAAGAGTATTCTACGTACAAGGTGGCACAGACACCGATGAACGTGAAGCAATTCGAGCCATTGTAGAGAAAGAAAAAAACGCAATCATTGTAGCTTCTTATGGAACATATTCGACAGGTATTAATATTAAGAATCTACATAATGTTATTTTTGCTTCTCCTTACAAGTCTAAGATTAAAAATTTACAATCTATAGGTCGTGTATTGAGAAAAGGTGAAAACAAAGATTCAGCAATATTGTTTGATATTTCTGATGACTTCAGAGTTGGTTCTTATGTCAATACGACATTGAAACATTTTACTGAAAGAGTTGCAATCTATGATAGTGAAAAATTTGATTATACTTTTTACAACATAGAATTGATGAAAAATGGATGACATAAAAATAGTTAGACTTCAAACTGGTGAAGACGTGATTGCCAGTTATACGACAGATAAAGAAGGTTTTGTATTTCTTTCTAATCCCATGGTATTTATGGTGAAGAGAAATATGACGACTAAATCTTCGGTATTTTTAACACATTGGTTACCTATTGATGTGATAGAAAAGAATGTTGCTCAGATAACTAAAGATGATATTTTGTGTCTAATTACACCTACTGAACAATTTAAACAATATTACTTTAAAATGATTTTTGAAGAATATCATGGTGAGGGTTCGTATGATGGACCAGATAACTTTATTGATGATAATTCGGATATATTCATAGAAGGTAATAAAACAAAGCATTAATATATCTTAATAGGACATATCATGGGGGTACATAGCGAAATTTACTCTTTGTCAAGTGATTTGTCAAGTAAAAAGTGAAAAAATTATGGCTAAAGCACCAAAACATTATATCAACAATGCGGACTTTCTTCAGGCATTGATAGATTACAAGAAAGCTTGTGTCGAAGCAAGCGAAAAAGGAAAACCAGACCCTAGAGTACCAAACTATATAGGTGAGTGTTTTCTGAAAATCTCAGAGCATCTGGCACGCAAGCCCAACTTTATTTCATACTCATTCAAAGAAGAGATGATATCAGACGGCATAGAAAACTGTGTCATGTACTTTAGAAACTTTGACCCAGAAAAGTCTAAAAATCCATTTGCATATTTTACTCAAATAGTTTATTATGCATTCCTACGTAGAATAGACCGCGAGAAAAAGCAGTTATATTTAAAATATAAAGCTACGGAACAATTTGGGGTTCTCGATGAAGGTGAACTATACGAAGATGAACAAGGAAATATGAGACAGTTTGATATTTTCGAAAACATATCTGAGTATATTGATACCTTTGAAAATAAGAGAGCAGAGAAATTAAAAAAGAAAAAAGACAGATTAAAAAATCTAGAAAACTTTTTTGACAACGAATAGTTAATTATGAAAATTGCCTTAATCAATGATACCCATGCTGGTGCTCGTGGGGACAATCCTATTTTCAACGAATTCTTCTTTAAGTTTTGGGAAAACACATTCTTCCCTTACTTAGAGCAGAATAACATCAAAACAATATGTCATTTAGGTGATGTAGTTGACAGACGCAAGTTTATCAACTTTGTCACGCTTAGTTCATGGCGTAGTCGATTCTTTGATAGAGCTAGAGATTTGGGTATTCAGTTAGAAGTGATTGTAGGTAATCATGACGTTACTTATAAGAACTCAAACGAACTGAATGCTATGCAAGAATTATTTGCTCACTATGATAATATCAACATCTACATAGAACCCATTGATTTGAATTTTGATGGACTTGATGTTGCTATGGTTCCATGGATTAATGGTGAGAACTATGAAAAGTCTATGGAGTTTTTGACTCATACTAAATCACAGATTGTCTTCGGACATTTTGAGATTACAGGCTTTGAGATGGACAGAGGTAATGTGTGTCAAGGTGGTATGAGCAGAGAGATATTCAATCGCTTTGATATGGTCATGTCTGGACATTTTCATCATAAATCAAACGATGGTTCTATCTACTATCTTGGTAATCAATACGAAATGACGTGGGCAGATTACGGGGATACTAGAGGCTTTCACGTATTTGATACAGAAACACGAGAACTTGAATTCATTGAAAACCCTAATCGCATATTCTTTAAGATTTCATATAACGACGAGAATGATGCTGAAGTAGAAAAGATTAAGCAAGCAGACTATTCTCAATACAAAGACACCTTTGTTAAAGTTGTTGTTATCAATAAAAAAGAACCTTATCTATTTGATTCTGTTATTGATAGTCTTTACAAAGCAGGTGTTTTAGACGTATCAATCGTCGAAGATGTCAATATAAACTCAACAGCAAATACTGACGATTTGGTCAATCAAGCTGAAGACACTATCACTATATTAAACAAATATATTGACGGAATGACGCTAGACGTAGATAATAATAAGTTGAAGACGCATATGCGTGAGTTGTATGTTGAAGCCTTAAATCAGCAGAGAATTGAATGATACATTTTAAATTATTGAAGTATAAAAACTTTCTAAGTACAGGCAACTATTGGACTGAACTTCAACTAGATAGAAGTTCAAATACTCTAGTTGTGGGTAGTAATGGTTCAGGTAAGTCTACAATGCTTGATGCATTGACTTTTGCGCTTTTCGGTAAACCTTTCAGAGACGTTAACAAGCCTCAGTTATTAAATTCAATCAATCAAAAAGATTGTGTAGTTGAAGTTCATTTCACTATAGGTGATAAAGAATATCGAATCATTCGAGGTATTAAGCCTGCTTTGTTTGAGATTCACTGTAACGGTAAATTAATCAATCAAGATGCGGCAGCTCGTGACTATCAAGAGTACCTTGAGAAAATCATTCTTAAACTGAATTATAAATCATTTACTCAGATTGTGATTTTAGGTTCAGCTTCTTTTGTTCCTTTCATGCAGTTGTCGACGGCAGACCGTAGGTCTATTATTGAAGACTTGTTAGATATTCAAATCTTTAGCACAATGAATACTGTGTTAAAGGACAGACTATCAATGAACAAGACCGAGATAGTCGACAACAAATTTATGATTGAGAAGAAAACAGAATCACTTCAATTACAAGAAGCGAACATTCAAAAAAATAACAGAGACAATGAACACCGAATTCAATCTTTAAAAGACGAGATTGATAAATCTCAAACTCAAATTAAATCTTTGCTAGATTCTAATCAAGACATATCAGCAGAGATTGAACAGTTGAAAACTACGATTTCAAACAAAACAGAGATTGAGAACAACGTTAAACAATTAAATCAGTTTGAAGGTAAAGTACAAACAAATCTGAACAACTCTAAAAAGTACTTGCAGTTTTTCAGAGATAGTGATGATTGTCCTACATGTAAACAGACAATCGATAAAGATTTCAAAGATAAACAAATATCAGAATTGCTTTCTAAAGTAAAAGAGAGCGAAGATGGTCTAAAAGCAATGAAGGACAAAGCTGATGAATATCAAGAGAAACTCGAAGCAATACAAAAAACAATCACAGCTATACAAACAAAGCAAAATAGCATTACGACAAATAATTCTTCTATTTCTGCCATCAATACGTATATTAGTAAGTTAAACGACCAAATCAAAGACTTCAACAACGTAAAAGAAGACTTGATTCAAGAAACAGAAAACCTAAATATACTGAAAGAAGAGTTAGAACAACTCGAAAACAGAAAGAAAGAGTTGCTAGACACGAAACAATATTATGAAGTGGCTGCAAATCTATTGAAAGATACAGGCATCAAAACAAGAATTATCAAACAGTATGTACCAGTTATCAACGAGTTGGTGAACAAGTACCTATCTGCTTTGGACTTTTATGTTAACTTTACTTTAGAT